CACCGTCACCATCGCCAGCAGCAGCTTGCGCGACGGCGGCGTGCGAGCCAAGCGCGTGTCGCTCAAGGCGGGCCACTGGCTCATCTCTGACGTGCCGCACTGGGACGTGGTGCGCGCGATCGAGCTGCTCGACGACACCGAGGGCTGGCCCTATGACCTGTTCGGCGCGATGGCCACCGTGCTGCCCACGCGCCAGAAGAGCGGTAGCTTCTTCTGTTCCGAGTGGGTGGCAAAGCCGTTCCTGCGCAGCCCGCAGACCTTCGGCCCGGCGCAGCTTGCCGCCATCACCATGAGCCCCGCCTTCGGCCGCAACGTAACGGCCGACTTCTTCGGCAGCCGAGCCGTCGCCTGAAGCAGCATGCCGGCCGTTTACCTCGCGCAGCCCACCACCGCATCCAGCTGGTCATACCGCCAGACCGCCACGCTCTGGCGCCTGGCGGCCACGGCCGAGTGGAGCGGCCAGACGACCTACACGCTCGCCGGGCAGTTTCTGTGCGACCACTCCGCAGAGTCGCGCCGCATGGCCAGCGCCAGCGGCGACGAGTTCGTGTCGCGGCTGCTGATCTACACCTCACTGCCCGACATCAAGCAGGGCGACATGGTGCTGGTGGGCGTGTCTGAGCTCGCCGACCCGTTTGCGGCCGGCGCCCAGGAGGTGCGGGCCGTGGCCTCGTGGGCCGACACCTTCAAGGCCGAAGGCTCCCCCGACTTCCGCATCGCCACCTGAAGGCAGGCCCGCGCGGTGGGCCTTCCTAGCATCCGTCGCATGGATCGCAACCGTGTTCGCGTGGTCAACCGCATGCCGCAGTTTCTGACGGCGACGCAGGCCCGCGCGCAGCGCACGGTGATGACGATGTTGATCCCGATCGGGAGCGAGACGGTCGGCATGATCCCGAGGGCGTCCTCGGACCTTGTCAACTCACAGACGCGCGAGGTCGACATGATCGGCACTGTCGTTCGCGGTCGCATCGGCTTCATGACCGAGTACGCCGCGGCGGTGCACGAGGCGCCCGGCACGCTGCTCGGCAAGAACGTGCCGCGCCCGAAGGGGCAAGGTGTCGTCTGGGGTCCGTCCGGTGAGCCCGAGTTCCTGAAGAAGGGCGCCGAGCAGGCGAAGAATGTCGTCGAGCAGGCCCTGCGCCGGGGGATGCGGCTGTGACGGCCATCGCCGAGCGCATCGCCGATGTCATCCGCCCGGTGCTGCCCGGTGTCGTGCTGTCGTTCGGCCGCGTGGCCGGCGCACCCGACGCACAGAAGCGCTACGCGGTGATCCGCCCGGCCGGCGGCAGCAGCGGCGACCTTGTGCGCCGCCCCCTTTTCACGCTCGACCTCATGGGCCTGCCGAACGGCGACGCCACGCCCACCGCGGCGCTTGTCGAAGCAGCCATTCAGCGCATGCGTCAGCCCGCCGACGGCCTGGTGTTCCTGGCCCCGGGCGAGCCCAGCTTCACCACCACCGCCGAAGGGCGGCCCCTGTCTTCGGTCGCCATCGCGGCGATCACCGAAACCGCACCTGTCTGAACGCAGAGGAGAGAGACCATGCCCGCCTACACCGGCCGCGACGTACTGATCGAGTTCGCCATCGGCGACGAAAACGCCGTTCTCGGCTCCCTGGTCTTCAAGACCCTCGGGATGATGCGGGGCAAGGGCATGAACGTGAACTGGGACGTGGTCGACGCCACCGGCGATAAGAGCGCGCAGTACACGCGCCAAAACCTCGTGACCTTCAAGCAGGTCGAGTTCAGCGGCGACGGCGTCGCCTACACCGAGGCCGTGCACAACCAGGCCGAGCTGAAGGCGCACATCTACAACCCGGGCGCTGGCACGGGCGGCCAGCCGAAGGCCTGGATCCGCCAGACCGCACCGGACGGCGTGACCGTCGGCCCGTTCATCTTCAGCGCCTGGGAGAGCGCGTCGCCTTTCGACGACGTTGTCACCTGGAGCACGAGCGCGCAGTCGAACGGCGCCGTTACCTTTACCCCGGCCTGACCGCCGCACCACTTCAGGAGCCTGAACCATGGCCGCTATCGCAAGCATCGAAGCCAACGCCAATGCGGACTTCGCCGCCCCGCTGACTGTGCTCACCGCCAGCGACACGATCACATTCACGCCGGGCCGCGTGCAGCTGCTCGTCATCCGCAACCCGACCGCCGGCAGCCTGACGCTCAAGATCGACGGCGACGCCGGCACGACGCTGCCCATTGCCGGCCTGGGGAACGTGAGCGTGGCCGGTGGTTATGACATCGTCGTCGGCGCCGGCCTGTCGCGCGCTGTCGTGCTGTCGCGGATCAGCGGCTACTGCCAGGGCGTGGTGACGCTGACCGGCGCGGCCTTGTGCGTCGTGCAGCTGTTCAGCATCTGACCGGCCTGCGCCCCGGGCATGCTGGTCGAGCACGGCTTCGTCCGCGCGCAGCTGCCTGACGGGCGCGAGTGGACCTTCACCCCCAGCATCGGCCGCGTCGCTGAGCTGGGCACGCCGGAGGGCGTCGTCGAGGTGTACGCGGCGCTGCACGGCCCGCGCGCTGCCCGCGTGGCTGGCGAGGTGCTGGCTTGGCTGTGTGACCAGGACGACGCTAGCGATTTGATCGGCTGGCGCGATGAGCGCGGCGAACACGACGGCGCGATGCCGGCCGCCGAGCAAATCATCCTTGCCCGGCACCTCATGCAGCACGGCGTCTGCGGCAAGCCTGACCCGGCCGCGGCCAGCAACGGAGGCAGTTACAGCAGCCGCTTCGACGCCTCGCAGTTCATCGCCCTCGGGCGCGTGCACCTGGGCATGACGCACGACGAGGCGGCCGCGCTTTCCATGACCGAGCTGCAGCAGCTCATGGCCGTGAAGTTCCCGCCGCAGGAAGGCGCGAAGGGCAAGGACGTGCCCACCAAGGCCGAGTACGAGGCGGCGATGAAGCGGCTGAAGGAGCGGCGCGGTGAATAGCCCGGGTGGCATGAACGTCGGCGGCGTCTACTATGACGTGTCGCTAGATGCCGGCGATGCGCTGCGCGAGTCCCGCAAGGTGACCGGCATGCTGCGCGGCTTGGGCGACGAGGGCGACCGGCTGCGCATGCGAATGACTGCGGTCGCCGCCGCCGTTAGCGCCGCCATCTCGGCCATCGCGGTGGAGGGCCTCACGTCAAAGCTGATCGCGGCACAGCGCCAGTTCGACGTGATGTTCGCCAGCCTCAAGACCGTTACCGGCGGCGCGAACAACGCCAGCATGGCGTTCGATCGGCTGCGCGAGTTCGCGGCCAGCACGCCCTACAGCGTAGATCAGGCCGTGCAAGCCTTCGTCAAGCTGAAAGCTCTAGGCCTTGACCCCAGCGAACGCGCGCTCACCAGCTTCGGGAACACGTCGGCTGCCATGGGCAAGAGCCTGACGCAGATGATCGAAGCCGTGGCAGACGCCAGCACAAGTGAGTTTGAACGGCTGAAGGAGTTCGGCATCAAGGCCAGGGTCGAAGGCGACAAGGTCACCTTTACCTTCCGGGGCGTGGCCACCACGGTGCGCAACAGCTCGGACGAGATAACCGAGTACCTCACGCGCATCGGCGAGGTCGAGTTCGCCGGTGCCATGTCCGAGCGGATGAAGACCCTCGACGGGGACATCAGCAACCTGCAAGACACGATGCAGGCCCTGTTCTTGACCATCTCGCAGAGCGGGTTGGGCGATGCCGTGGCGGCCGGCGTGCGCAAGGCCACGGAGGCCATCGCCGAGCTAAACGCCAGCGTGCAGGAGGGCGGGCTAACCGACTACTTCGACCGCCTGCGGCCTATCCTCGCGGCGTCCGAGCTGGCCGTCGTTGCGCTGGCCGGCGCCGTGGCTGGGCGCTTGGTGGCGTCCTTCATCGCCGCCGCCGCTCAGGCCTTGACCGCTGCATCCGCCATGGGCGCCGCCACGGTGGCCACGCGCGCCTTCAGCGCTGTCCTGGCGACCCTCGGCGGGCCGATTGGCATTGCCATCACCGGCCTCGCGCTGCTGGCCCTGAATTGGGACAAGATCGCCGGCAGCGCCAAGAGCGCGGCCGACGTGAGCGAGGGCGCGGCCGACCGCATTGAGGCGGCACTGGCGCGCGGCGGCAAAGCTGCGACGAGGCAGCTCAATGACCAGCTTGGCGAGGCAAAGCGCACCCTGGCCGACATCGACGATGCAATCGTCAACCTCGGCGCGCAGGCGAGCCCGGAGGACATGGGCGCGTCTGCCATCCTGCCCGACCTCGCGCGGCTGAATGCCGACCGCGACAAGGTGCTCGACACGATCCGCCAGATCGAGACGGCGATCACCAACGCATACGGCAGCGGGCGCCGCCCGGCCAACGAGGGCGGCGGCGGCCTACGAAGCCGCACGACAGGCGGCGGGCCGCCGCCTGCCACGACGCCAGGCGCCCGCGGTGAGTCCGAAGCCGAGATCCGCGCTCGGCAAGACCTAGCTCGCATCGCCAGGGTCGACGCGGCCGAGGAAGAGGCCGACCGAAAGGCTCGCGAGCGCATCGCCGAACGCGCACGCGAAGAAGAGGCCGCTAGTCAGCAGCGCGACCAGGGCCGGCAGTTCGCCGTCGGCATCATGGGCGAGGCCGACCCCATCGTGCGCCTGCAGCAGGAGCTGGAGGCGAAGAGCGCGCTGCTCGTGCAGTACGCGGCGCTCGATGAACAGAACCTCGCGCTGTACGCGCAGGCCAAGGTCGCGCTCGAGCAAGACACCGCGACACGCATCACCGAGATCCTGGCCAGCCAAGAACAGAAGCGCCTCGCCCTGCAGTCGCAGGCGCTGAACTCCTACGGCAGCCTGTTCGGCAGCCTGGCCGACCTGTCGAAGCAGTTCGCGGGCGAGCAGAGCGGCATCTACAAGGCGATGTTCGTCGCGTCGAAGGCCTTCGCCATCGCCGACGCCATCCTCAAGATTCAGCAGGGCATCGCCAATGCCGCCGCGCTGCCGTACCCGGCGAACATCGGCGCCATGGCCAGCGTCGCGGCGGCCACGGGCAGCATCATCTCGACGATGCAGGGCACGAACTTCGGCGGCGGCCGTCAGTTCGGCGGCCCCGTGTCGGCCGGCAGCATGTACCGCGTCAACGAGACCGGCGCCCCCGAGATGTTCGTCGGCTCGGGCGGCAAGCAATACATGTTGCCGACGCAGGGCGGCCAGGTGATCCCGGCTGACGAGGTCGGCGGCGGCTCCGGCGGCTGGATCATCAACATCAACAACGCACCGCCCGGCACGACCGCGGCCGTGAACAACGAGGCGCGAATCATCGACGTGGCCGTCGGCCGCGCCAAGGCCGAGATCGCCGGAGAGTTCCGTGAGAACAGCGGCCAGGTGTGGGGCGCGCTCTCCGGCAGCAGCAACGTCCGAGGAAGGTTCTAGCCGTGCCCGTCGACTACCCCGCCGCGCTCCCGCCCCCGCTCACGGCGTCGCGCAGCCGAAGCCAGCCGGCCGCCTTCGGCATGAGCAACCCGCGCCGCGGGCCGGGCTACGTGGAGCCCATCGGAACCGACGTGCCGGTGCTTTGGGACATGACCTGGCGACTCCGTGAGGAAGACGCCGCGTTCTTCCAACTCTGGTTCGCGGTCGGCCTGGAGCGCGGCACGCTTGAGTTCACGCTGCCGATCCGCACCGAGTTCGGCGTGGCGGACTACACGTGTCAGTTCTTGCCAGATTCGCTGCTGACGGCGCGCGAGGAAGGGGCACTTTGGACGTACACGGCGACGATTCATGCGCGCGGGCTGGTAGTGCCAGCGCCGCCGATTTGACACCAGGCGCCGCTTTCCATGCCTATCGCATACCCCGCCGCCATCCGCCCGCCACTGCGCGCATCCCGCACGCGCACGCAGGCGGCCAGCTTCTCGGCATCGGACCCGACAAGGGGCTTCGCGCGGTTCGATCGCACAGGCTTCGATCAGCCGGTGGCGTGGGATCTGACGTGGCGGCTGCCAACGGCCGAGGCGCAGCTGTTCGTGCAGTGGTTCGTGTACGAGACGCTGCGCGGCGCGCTGCCGTTCACCATCGATCTGCGCACCGAGTTCGGCCTCATACAGCACGAGTGCCGGTTCATGCCAGGCGGCCTGCTGAACGCGCGCCAGGACGGCGCCACCTGGGTTTACACGGCCACGATCATGGCCCGCGCGCAGATCATCCCTTCGGCTGCCGTGACGGCTTACGGCGGCGCGTTCGTTGGGCCTATTCCGGCGCAGACAGTGACGGTCGGAGTGCCGTTCACGCTGAGCCTGGCAAGTTTCTGGAGCGGCGGGCTGGGGCCGTTCACGTGGGCTATTGCGTCAGGGATGCTGCCGCCTGGCGTGGCGTTGGACGCCGTCACAGGCGTTGTCTCAGGGGCATGGTTTGGAACGACATCAATAGACTTTAATGACGTGGTGTTCTG